AAGGTTATGATGCGGGAGTCGCTGGACGCGACGGATGCGATCATGCAAAGCTTGAGCAAGTGGGCTGTGCGCCGGGTGGAATAATTGCGCAGGCGTGGGTGGTCTGGTGCGGGGGGTCCGCCCGCCATGTGCCAATTGTTCAGCGCTTCCGCTGCTGCTGGTGCGAACTTCATTTCCCCTGCGATGGAGAATATGTGGCGCAAGTCGTGCTCCAGTTCCTTCCGTGCCACGGCGTTCTGATCGCGCTGCTGGAAGAGGGGGCGCAGCTTGCGGTCGGAGTTGAAGATCATCAGTGTGCGGGAAAGGAAGCCCTGGTCCCATGCGCCTTCGGGCAAGGAGTTGCTCAAGTGTGCGGGCGTGGTGGCGGCGAGGAAATTGATCTGCGGGGACTTGATGAAGAAGTTAAGGTCCTTTGTGCGGCGACGCTCGGAGTAGGGGTGGCCGTCGTAGATGTCGGTCAGGCGATTCATTGTCTCGGGATCGTAGGACGGCAGAAGCGTGCCAAGCTCGTTCGAACTGATGGCAAGAGAATTGTACGCAAGCGGCTCAAGCGGGTTATGCGTGTCGTAGTGCTTGCGCTCCGCGTCGCGAAGGGAGTCGATCAAGCTGGCCGCGGTCATACTGGCGGGGGCCAAGTGAAGCCCGTCCGCCTGCCCGGTGGATAGGGTGTTAAGCAAACTCCATACCCGCGAAGTAAGCTCGGTCTTTCCGATGCCGGGCGGGGCGACGAGGACTACGTACATGTTCGGGTAAAGCGGTCCCATTCCGACGTCAACCCACATGCGGCGCTCCATCACCATTGCCATGGCGGAGATGCCTGCCCACGTGCGGAAGAGTTCCGGGGCGCCTGACGTGTTGGTCAGGTCCGAGAAGGCCTCAATCCAATTTTCTAGTTTACGGGCCACTTAGAGTTCCAAAATACTTAGCTTCCGCCGGGGACGATAAATGTGCTGGCGCTCGACGGCGAGCTTACCCTTCCACTTGCGTAGGCCGTCGGGGTTTAGCGTGGGATTGCTGGGGTCGAAGTCGCCCCAATTGAAACCGATCTTGGCTTCGATGGGGACGGTGAACTCACGGCCGGAAAGCAATTGCTGCGGCACGGCCATAAGCTTAAGCAGGGCCGGAACCGCTTCATTCGCCGCCTCAACCGGCACTTGCAATAAGATCGAGTCATGCACCTGCACCAGCATCTGTGCATCGAAGCGCTTGGCCTCCCGCCAGATTTGCAAAATTCCTGTGTCGACCTCATCCGCCGTCATCGACTGTGGTGCGTAGGCGATTGCTTCACGAAGCGTTTCCGCCTCCCAACTCCGGCCGAAGAATGAGCGGCGACGGCCCATAAGGGTGGTGATGTAGCTTACGCTGGTAAGTTGGTCCTTCACCCACTGGTGCCACAGCTTGATGGCGGGGAAGGCCTCGAAGTAACGATCCTGGAACTCGGCGATGATTGCGACTTGGACCTTCGAGTGCTTTGCCATGGTAGGGGGCTGGCCGTAATAGTTGGTGCCGTGGCCGAGCTTCTTGGCTAGCTGGCGGAAGCTATCGCTACGATATGCCACAGCATCAGCAACTGTCCGCCAACCAGAAGGATCGCTACCCCAAGCGAGATTATGCCAAGCCATCTTGCAAACGGTCGTGTGCAGATCGCCGGACTCGCAAGCATTAAGATAAGCGCCAGCGAAATCAGGACCATGCTTATCGAGAAATAAGTTCCAACAAATGGCGCCAACATTCCGTGCATCCGCCTGTTCTCCATCGAGGTTTATATAAACGTAGCCGGGATCGGCTACGAAGGTGTATCGCAGGTCTCGGTCAACGTTCTGAAGATTACCGCCTGTGCCGAAGTCCGACATGCTACTTGCCAGCCGTCCGGTGTTTGTTCCAGCGATATTGAAATTGCATCGCATCCTTCCGTCTGCGTCAATAGAAGTTTCAAGAAAGCTTCGTTTCTTGTCAAGGTCTCGTAGAGCGAGGAGATGAGCGCAGAAGGGCTCGGCGAGGAAGTAGACACTGAGTTTCTCCAATGCTTCGCGGTTAATGGTTGGGGCCATGCGGCCTTGGGCGTTACGCTTCCGGACAGGGGGAAGGCCAAGCACGTCGTAGAACAGGTTCTTCAACCGTGGTACGCTGCGCCACCACAGTTTCCACTTCCGGGTGCGGGCGTCGAAGATGTCGGGCGGAAGCTCGAGGCCAAGGCCTTCGGTTGCGAGGCGGGTCAGGGCTTTGGAAAGCAAGTCGATTTGCGCTTGGAATTTGGCAAGGGTTTCCTGCCGATGCTTCTCGTCGACCAAGAGGCCGCGCATGGACATGTCGAGCACCGGCGCCTGAAGCGCGAGCGACAAGTCGTAGGTCTTCCGCGTGACAGTGTCGAGCAACGGCTTAAGGCTGTCACGCACCTCGAAGGTGACGCAGCAATCAAGCGCGTTGTAAACCCACTCGCGGGTGTTGTGGTCGAGGTCGGAAACCTCCGACACGTCAGCGTTTTGGATAATTTTGACCACGGTTAAATGGCCTCGCTTTCCACCAGCATGTTGAACTCTTCGTCGAAGAAGGTCAAGGGGATGAACACGGCCTGCGCTTGCTTGATCTCGGTGATGACGCCCTTCGACTCGCGCCAACCGGGAAGGCAGTATACGAACATGGCCTCGCTGTTGCGGAGCATGTCGGAGTTAAAGCGCAGCCACGATTGCGCGTCGGTGCGGAGACCGCCGGCTTTGGCCATCTCGTGCGCGTAGACGATGGGGGAGAAGGGGACCAGCCCCTGGTTGAAAAGGTGGATGGTGAAGCGGCGGACCTTGTCGAAGCGGTGCTGCTGTGCGCCGACGATGGGGGAGGAATAGGGGCTGGCAAGGTAGATCATAGGATGTCCTTCAGCAAACGAAGTTCAGATGTATCGACAACGATAGAGTGGCGCACTTCGACGGCAACATCATTGCCTGCATTACGCTCAGGCCAAGACAGTGTTACAATGGTTTTGTTGTCACCGCTTTCCTGAAAGTGCAACTTCTTAATGGCACCAGAATGACGTCCGTAAATTTCACAGTCCATTTTAATCCTCCTTCTTCAGTGTTTCGTGTTTTGCCCGCATGAATTTCCACGCCGGCTCGTTGGTGTAAACGGAACCGAGGAAGCCAAGGCCCTTTTCCATTTCCGGCTGCAACGCGTGGTGCAAGAGCATCGTGTCGTCTTCCATTCCGAAGCAGCGGATGCCGTAGACTTTCCACAGATAGTTGCTGTCGTAAAGAAAGTTCTGCCCAATGTGCGGGTGGGTTTCGCACAGGCGTTTGACGAACCGCCACGCTTGCTTCTCCTCGCGAAGGGTGCGCCAGTAGTTTCCATCCGGCTGCATTGCGTCGGTGAACGGGACGACCAGCGCTATGTCGGGCGAGGGGGCAAAGCCAATGCAGGTTACTTGCCCGCTGGCGGTTTCGATGTCGGTGGACAGTGGCGCACCGCCGCTGATGAAGCGGGCTTCGAATTCGTGCAGGTCGTCGATGGTTGGGTGAAGCCAGAACTCCCGGCGAGGCCGACGGATTTCGGGGAACTCCGCTTCGCGCTTCGCTTTGGCCAGGTCGGCCATGACGATTGGGCGAAGTTTCCACTCGCGGTTTACCGACGACGGCGGATAGGTCGGAAGGAGCTTAAGCGCCGGAAGCGTTCGGGCTGCCGGGCCGAGGGAAATAAGGGGAGCCCCTCGTGCTTTCTTAAGTCCGGTTGTTCCGGCAAGAGCCCATAGGGCTGCGGACCCCATTGTAACCACCACGTTGGGGGAAGCTTCTGTAAGCTCGGTGTAGAGACGATCCAGTTCAACCTGGAATTCGGCGCGGACATATTTGCCTGCAACAAGAGCCGGTAGATTGGCGACTGCGCCAACTTTCGGGCCGCAGAAAAGAGAGATGTCATTGCTTGACTCCGATGGGCGCATGGCGAAGACGGAAGTGAGGAGGACTTCGTCACGTCGGATGCCAACTGTTGCGAGAAGGAGGTCGAGGGTTTTGCCGTTGGCGCCAACAAACGGGCGACCTGCTTCCGCCTCGTCCTTGTTCCAGGCCTCGCCAACGATTGCCATTTTATACTGTTGCATTGGGCAGGTCCGGTATGTATGAGGAACGGGGTTCGCAAGCCATACCGAACTACGGCGCTTCGCGTTCCTCAACCATGGCCAGCGCCAACACGAGGTAAACGATGAGGTCCATCATGCGCCCGTCGATTGGCTCCATGCGCTCACGCGTCTTGCCGGTGTTTAAGTCCTTGACATACTGCATCACAGCGTCCCAATGCTTCGCGGCGTACACGGCCCAGACCGTTTCCATTGGAAGGCCGAGGGCTTCTGCGTTACGGCGGAAGTTAAGCAGGCGGTCGATGTCGCCGGAGTATTCGCCGCCTTTAAGGCGGGACAGTTCCTTGACGCGATCGAATACGGTGTCGACCAGTACGGCGTAACGATCATGCGGGTAGGTCTTCATCGTTGTCTCCTTCGGTTGCAAAATATGCGGCGGTCGATCGGGCGAAGAATTCAGCATCGCGCTCGAGGCCAAGTACCGTGGGTGCTCCGAGGGCAGTCGCTGCCTTAAGAGCGTTAGCACTTCCTGCGGTGGGATCGAGAACCCTGGAATATTCATCAACTGTCATCTCCATAAAATGCTTGAGCATCGGCACCGGCTTCTCGCTCATGTGGATGGACTTGTCTTTGCCGGGATGTGCGAAGGCGTTAGCTTTAGCCCGTACGACAGGACGATCTCCCCGCGAGGCGAGAAACGCAGTCTCGTAAA